CTGGCGATGCTAGACTCCCTATGCGCTGGCATTATCGGGACCTTGACTCGTTCCTTAGTAAGCACGGACACTTAGGAACTATTCTGTGGGCGTCGGCCAGCAGTTCCCACCTACTCATAATCAACGGGCACAAGATTATGCGCGTGTGGACGGACACTGCGAAGCACTGCTACGTGGATCTGTCCGATAATTTGGCGGCGTATCTACATGCTGCCAGTTTTTGCAAAATGACGGACATACCTGTGGGTAATGTCCGTAAGTGTAAACCTTTCACTAAACGTATTAGAATTTGGCAAAAGCATCAAGCTGAGTCTCTTGTAGCTGCAATTAGGAGTGTATATGGGTTGGATAATGCGAGACTACCTCTGCGAGTGTGGACATAGTTGGGAAGACTTAGTAAAGACTGACGAACAGGACATTCCCTGTCCTGAATGTGCGAGAATTACCCACTACGCTATGTCCTCCTGTGCTATTGCTACTTACTCCATTATGGATAAGGAGGCGCAGAAAACTCATATGCTGAAGCGTTCTAGTGACCACACTAAGAAGCTGCTTAAACAGGATCCTACTTCCATGAAGATGAGTCGACACGTAAAGAAGCAGAAGTGACTTTATCTCCTAAGGTAAGTAGAGGAGCGTTAGTGGAATTCTCTGACTCTGACAGTGGATGGGGAGACGGGGATACCTTTGGCCATACGATTGGGGATGGTGAGGGCCTCAGTTATGGCTTGTTTGATTTTCCTATCTTCGAGGCTATAGATGCCGAAAGTGAGTAGAGGTGAACTGCCAGCTAGTGCTGACCAGGGCTCTAGCTCTAGCTATGGCTTTGGCTATGGCTGTGGCTGTGGCTGTGGCTCTGGCTCTGGCTCTGGCTCTGGCTATGGCTATGGCCGTGGCATTGGCACTGGCTCTGGCACTGGCTCTGGTGGCAGGGGCACTGGCAAAGGCTTTGGCGAGGGCTTTGGCTACTACAGAGGCTGTGGAGAGGGTCTAGGAGATGATGATGTACTTAAGGATGACTACATATGTCTGATATTCTAAAACGTCCAGTTCATGTAGCTATTCTAAAGCCTTCACATGTGCAAAAGTTGGCTGAGGAGGGCAAGTTCAAGCCTACTACTTACGGCATGGATCCCACCATCAAGCCTCCCAGCCTTCCTGCTCCTACACCAGAGAAGCCCCCGTCGAAACTAAACATACCTAAGGTCCCCAAACAAGTAGTAGCGAATTCTAACATAATCAAAACTACACAAAAACAGCTTAGACTTAGGGTAATCCACGACCGAGTTCAGGCACCTAACCCTTCTCCTCCTTGCGGCTCTTGTAAGTCGTCTGCGTGTTGCTATGCCTTTGTGGTGAACATCACAGAGGAGGAATACGAGTCCGGGCTATACGGTGATGTCGCTGTTAAGCTCACCGAAGAGATGTATAATCAGCTGCACAGCAGATACCTGCAGGCGGCTATGTTGGGGGCTCCTGGACTCTCTGGGGACAAGACCGCTTACTACCTTGACGGAAAGATAAGTGAGGCTTGCCCGTTTCTGACCCCAGAGAACAAGTGCGGCATTTATGACATTCGCCCCATTACCTGTCGGTCCTATTCCTGTTTAAATGACTCTCGTATTTCTGAGGAAATGCGTCAAGGTACTGAGCGCATAGACCTTGTTACGCTGAGTAATCGCCGGAGAACGAATGTTACCAAACCCTAATCTACAAACAGCTAAACTAAACGGGGTCAACTTCAACAAATGGGATGGTGTAGGTAAATCCAATCTATACCTAGTGAACACGCTGGAAGAGTGGCGTGCGTTTTATGCTCTGATGAAGGACCAAGACTTAGTGGCCTGGGATACAGAGACCACAGGGTTTGAGTGGCACGCGAAAGACAGAATTGTTGGAATGTCCTTTGGGTGGAAAGACACGCACGTCTATGTCCCCCTAAGGCATGAAGAGTCCCTTCAAGACGGCCCCCCACCTCCACAGATTGACATTGAAGATATCCGCGCAGACTTAGTTGAGTTCTTCAGTAAGCCTACCAGGATGTTGCTCACCGCGAACGGTAAATTTGACGCACATTTCCTTGCTAAGGAAGGCATTCGTATAACGTGCAAAATACACGACGTTCTAATCATGTGGAAGCTCTATGATGAGAATGCTCCTGGCGCACTCAAGATTATCTCCTCTGGTTGGAGAGACGTCATGGGTCGTTGGCACAAGGGCATCGTAGATGGAGCAGCTAATCTGAAGGAGACAGAGATCTCAGATTGGCGCATCAAGGAGTCCCGTCAACGTAGAGACGCTTTTCGAAGTATGGTCATGGCTGAGGCAGACCTCCTAGAGAAGGGGTTTGCCTACCAGCACATGAAGCGCAATGACTTGAAGAAGCACATCGCTACTACACTCTTTGCAGACCACAAGTACGCAAAGTCTGGGAAAGAAGATATACACTACGGGATGATTCCTGTGTGGTTGATGACTGAGTACGCAGCCTTAGATACTTTCTTGACTTACAAAGTTTACGAATACTGCGTCAAGAAGATTACTTGGACACCAGGTATTGTCGCTCTGTATAAGAACGAGATGAAGTTGATGTGGGCATTGTTCGATGCTGAGGAGCACGGCATGCGCATAGACCGTACTATGCTTGAAGTAGCTGGAGTGGACCTACAAGCTAGTATCGATTCCCTAGATGCCAAGGTGCGTGGAGTTTTGGGTAACTGCAACCTACGGTCACACCCACAACTAGTGTCAGCACTACAAGCACGAGGGGTAGTGTTCACTAAGTTCACAGAGACCACTGAGGACCTAGAAGATGAAGAAGATAAGAAGTACGCGCTAGATAAGAAGGTTCTAGAAAAGTTGAAGGACAAGTACGAAATTATCAAAGATATTCTAGAGTTGAGAGCTGCTCAAAAGATTAAAGGAACATACGTAGACAACATCCTGTCTACATTAAACCCAGACAGCGTAATACATTGCTCATTTAATCAGAATGTGAGTACTGGAAGGATGTCAGGGTCGGCGCCTAACTTGCAAAATCTACCTGCGAGGAACAAAACTATACGAAGGGCGTTCATCCCATGGAGTGATGAATTCTTGTTTGTCTTTGCTGACTATTCACAGATTGAAGTTAGGCTGACTGCACATTTCTCGCAAGACCCTCTACTTCTGGATGCGTATGCAAAGAACCAAGACATTCACACACGCACCTATTGTGAGGTGTTTGACCAAGACCTAGAGGAGATCACAGCAATTCTGAAGGATGAAGCACATCCTAGACACCGCGAAGTGTCCTTAATGCGTAGTGCCACAAAGCGTATCGTATTCGGCATTATCTACGGAGTAGGAGCACCTGGTCTTTCAGAGCAGGTAGAGCGCCCAGATCAGTACGTGGACCTGGACACAGAACAGTGGATAGCTGTGTGTCAAGGATTTATTGATCAGTATCTAGATAAGTATGTTGGGGTAAAGCGCTTCGTTAATCAAACCAAGCGCGAAGTCAAAGCCAACAAACAGCTGACAAACTATTTTGGTAGGATTAGGCACCTTCCGCATATTGACGCTGTCGCACTTTCCAAGGACGAAGAGTTGTACTGGATGCAGGGAAAGGCCCAGCGTCAAGGAGTCAACTACATTGTTCAATCCACCGCTGCTGATCTGTTTAAAGTTGCGTGTGTGCGTGTTCATGAAATTTTGAAAGGAAAGAAATCAAAGATGGTTAATTTTGTTCATGATGAACTGCAACTCTACATGCACAAAGAGGAATTGCACTTGCTCCCATCGATTAAGCGCGCTATGGAAGATTGGCGGTTCAGCGTACCAATCATCGCGGAATTTAGCTCCTCCGAGACTTCTTGGGGAGAGAAGAAATCAATGAAGGTAGAGGTGTAATATGCCCAACAAACTCAATGATGAAACGTTTCAACCATTTCCAAAGCTCTCTAGACTGTTTAGAGAGGTAGTAGTTAGTGAGAAGTTAGATGGCACAAATGCTCAAATCTATATTCACGACGACGGCGTAACCATGCAGTGTGGTTCTCGCACTAGGTGGATCACCCCAAAGGATGACAACTTTGGCTTTGCTCGCTGGTGTGAAGAGAACAAGGAAGAGCTTTTGCGGCTTGGACCTGGCCACCACTATGGAGAGTGGGTAGGATTAAGCCTGCAAAGGAACTATGGCCTCAAGGAGAGGCGTTTCTACCTCTTCAATGCGGAGAGGTGGAACGACCCGTACGCACGCCCAAAGTGTTGTCACGTAGTCCCTGTGCTCTACAGAGGGTACTTCAATGAGGCTTCCATTCGGGCGTGCATGGAGATGTTGGAGCACTACGGCTCAGCTGCCGTAGAAGGCTTCATGAAGCCTGAGGGTGTAGTTATTTTTCATAAACATAGTGGTGAACTATTCAAGTTCACCATCGGTGGAGATGGGCATAAAGGAGATAGTCGATGAATTACAGCGTATCGGGAACAGATTTTGGGCTAAATGTCGCCTACCAACTAGCAATTGAGACTAAGCAACAGCGAGAGCGTATCGCCACTGCCGCCCTGCAAGGCCTGGCAGTAAGTAATTTAACTGCTGAACACGTTGCAGTTGTTGCTGTGCGCTTGGCGGACGCATTGATTGCCGAACTAAACAAGTGAAAGAAATGATCTATGACTGACATTCTACCCCAGCCAACGCTAACTGAGTTAGTGCCCACCTATACTGTAGGGTCTATTGACTACGCCTCCACCCTTGATGAGGACCTTTACATCAATAGAGGAGACCTAAACACTTCCTTCTCTGAGCACTCAGCTAAGTTTGCGTATTACGCTACTTGCTTTGAGCTGGCCGCAGATAAGCTACGGCGTATGGAAGTCGACCTTAAGCGTTTGTATGCAGTTCTCGATCATGAGAAGCGTATGGACATGCTTAACAGCGGAGCTAAGTCAACAGAAAAGATGATCGAGAACATGGTTATTACTGATGACCGTTACGTTATCTTCCAGAGCGACACACTAGACGCAGAGAAGCAGCTAGGCCTGCTCAAGGCTGCACGCGACAGTATGGCTGCGCGTAAGGAAATGCTGGTATCTTTGGGTGCAAATATGCGCACAGAGTTCCGGTCTGACGCTACGGTTTTGACGAGAGAAATGCGTAAGTAACCCTGGACGTTAGCCCACAATATGGTAGGCTAACGGTTCAACAACTACCTAACGGTAGCAACATAGAACGAGGAATGATACAATGGCACTAGATATTGAAAAGCTCAAGAAGGCACAAGCAGATGTAGCGGCGCGTATGTCCCGTGGCGGACCCAGCATGAAGTACTGGAAGCCTGCAGAGGGGTTGAATCGCATCCGCATCCTGCCTCCCTGGACTGAAGAGGGTCCAGATGGTGGAACGTTCTGGCGTGAAGTTTGGCAGCATTGGAATGTTTCGGAGGAGTCTGGGCCTATTCTTTGCCCCAAGAAGACTCTTGGCGCTGAGTCTCCCGAATGCCCTATCTGTGACCTAGTGGACGCACTTAGACTTCGAAAGTCTGACGTATCTGCACAGGAGACGGCAAAGGAGCTGCGTGCGAAGGTTGCGTATCTCATGTCGGTGATTGACTTGAGTGACCCTATTTACACTGCTAAGGATCTTGCTTCTTGGAAGAAGGATCGTCCGGATTCGGATCCTCCCTTCTCTGTGGGAGACGCTAAGGTTCAGGTCTACGCCTCTACTTCTACTATCTATGAACAGGTAGCGTCTATCGTTATTAACAACGAGCTTGACATCACTGACCTAGGCACTGGACACAACATCCTGCTCACCAAGGTTGGCAACCCTAGCAACAAG